CTGATGTAAATGATCTATCAGCAACCCATTGTTTAAATCTAGCTGCTGCTGAATTAGTTCCCGGCTGTGCCGCCACATACTTTTCTATTTCTAGTTTTGCATCATCCGCCATGCCTTTTGTATTGAAAATTTTAGCATTTCCTATGGTATCGTCCATAGCTCTGCTTATATTCTCAAAAGCATCATCAACTTGACCATCAAAAGCTCTGTAAGAATCTTCAAATATTTTAAACAAATCTTCGTCAATAGCTAAGTCTTGATCAGACGCTTTTCCTAACTGAACTGCTATATCGTCCATATGTTTTATTAAAGCTTTTTCAGTTTTTCTAACTTCACCTTTGAGTTTTGTAGTTCCTGTTTTAGCAGCTTTTCCTAATACAGATGCGGTTCCTTCAACGCTAGGTTCTGTCAATCCTTCACGATAACGAGCCAAATCACTCATTATATTTTCGTGATTATCTCTTAACCTTTTAGATGTACCTATAGCTTTTTCTGACAATGCTTGTTGACGAGCTACTAATGAGGGAACACCTAAAGCACTAGCTGATGGCTTATAGCCCCTCTTATCAGCCGCTAAAATATCCGCTACTCTTTCTTCTGGAACGCCTTTCCCTACGCGGTCTGTTCCTCGAATAATTCTGTAAGTCTTACCAAGTAAACCAAATATACCTTCACCCGCGCCAGCTATTGCAGCCTCTTTTAAAATATCTTTTCCTACTTCAGATCCTTCTTGAGCTTGAACTCCCTGAAAGCTTTCAATACCCTCT